GCTTTATTCCTGTTGTTTTTCTTTGTATCCGCGATGCGAACCGGGATCGAGGCAACGTCGTCTGGAAACCCGTCAGTTACCTCATTCATCGCATGACGGACCTGATCGCGCTGCTTGAGTACCCCGCCGTTCACCGGACCACGGGACTCGACCACATCGCTGCCCACCGCGTGCGACAGGGCCTCGTCGTGCTTCATGCCTTGCCCACGGTTCGCGGCGTAGGCGCCGCGCTCAACCGGCGTCAGGTGCTCATTCGCGAGGTCGTCGCGCTCCAGATACGTGAACTGACTCTTTCCCTTCGCCTTCGGCAGTGTGGCGCTCTTCGCGTACGCCAGTGCCTCATCGTGGGACTTGCCCTCGAACCGTTGCTGCGTATACGTCATCTGCTGCGTGGGGTGCAGCTTGGCCGCCTTGACGTCCTTCTTCTCGGCCGCCGTGATCGTGACCTTGCGGCCCTTGTCGTCCTGGAACGTGCTTGGCCGTTTGGCGCGGGCGGCCGGTGAGTCCGCTCGCAGTTTCTCCTGTGCCACCCGGATTTCCTTGTCGGCGTCCTTCGCCTCGGCAAGGGCAACGTCGTGGGACTTCCCGGCACTCCGCCAACTCGCATAGATGTCCTGGCCGCCCTTGGTCAGCTTCGCCGCGCGGACGCGCTTCGTGTCCTCGGCGGTCGGCTCCTGCGGTTCCGGCAGCTTCGGGCCCCTGCGGGCCGTCTCGCCGGCCTCGAGGGCGTGCACGCCCGACGAGCCCCCGGAACTGCCGGGGTTCTTGCCGGGCCGGTGCTTCGGCAGCCCGGCACCGCCGACGTAGATCCAGCCGTGCTTGTAGCCCTTCGGCCCGACCTTGACGATGTCGCCGGCCAGCTCCGCGGCCCACTCCGGGTCGGCCGCCGCGGTGTCGTTCAGCAGCTCCCCGGCGGCTTTGTCGAGGTGCTCGAACGCGAACGGCCGGGTGGCCTTGCCGCGTTTGGCCAGGAAACGGCCGAACGCCACCAGCTCACCGACCGCCTTTTCGGCGACCGCGTCCGCCTCGGGGTCGTCGTCGTCGGGCTCGTCGTCCTTCGGAGCCGGAGGGGTGCCGGGCTCTCGCGCGGCCGGCTGGCCGGGAACGTGCGGGGCGAGCGGCCCGGGGACGGGCTCCGGCGGCTCGAGCGACTTCTCGTAGGCGTCGTCCAACCACACCGGGCCGGTGCCGGTGACGATGAACGGCTTGTCCGCCCACTCGCCCTCGTACTTGGGCATCCCCATCCGGTCGCGGTCCTCGTTGAACGTCATCCGCCCCGACGACGTCCGCGACTCGGCGACGGTGTCGGCCGCGGCTTCGTCTTCCTGCTCCATGCCGAGGAACTGGTGCGTCAGCTCTGGCGGCATGTCGAGGTAGCGGCGGGAGATCTGGTTGATGATGTTGGACATGAAGGTGTTGGTGGGCTTCATCGCCTGCCGGTACTTCGTGTCCTGCTGTCCTTCGGAGAAGCCCTTGCCGCCGAGGCCGCCCTTGGGCGCGAACCCGATCTCCATCGGGTCGACGTCGAAATGGGAGATGACCAGCTTGACGAGGAACTCGTCGTAGTCGGGCTTGTACCGCTCGGACACGTCCTGTGTGTCGACCGGCTTGACTCCGCCGGGGAGCAGTCGCATCCGGTGGCGTTCCGAGACTCCGCCGCCGTAGAAGTCGTTGAGGCTGGTTTCCCATGAACGGATCTGGTCCGGTGTCATCCCGGACGCGGCCTGGTCGACGGTGAGCCACGACGTCGGGAGGGTGCCTTCGGTGTACTCGGACCGCATCCACTGCTGGCGGTGCATCCACAGGTCGGCCGACACGAGGGCCTGCTCGACGACGGACAGCCCGTACGGCGAGCGGGTGCGCGCGGTCTTGACCGCGTAGATCATCGACCCGGCGTCGCCCTCCCACGAGTCGGACGGGCCGAGGTCGGTGTACTCGCCGCGCGGGAACCCGTACAGCCACTGCTGAAACGCCGGTGCGGGCGCGGGCGGCCGGTTGCCGCGGGCGTCGAGCAGCGGCTTGATCGTCGACCCGTCGAGCACCTCGAGGGACGCCAGCTCGCCGCCGTAGTTGAGACGCGGGTAGATCGACAGGGCGTCGAGGACGAAGTGCTCCTCGAGGGCCATCGACAGCCAGGTCTCGAATTCGAGGCCGTTCGTCTTGTCTGGGGTCTGCCACCAGTCGACGAGCTGACGGATCTTGTCGGAGTACTTCTCCCGCAACGCCGACTTCTCCGCCGGGGTGTTTGCGCCGGCGGCCTCGAGGGCCCGCTTGGACAGGGTGAAGTCCCAGTCCTGCTGCACCTGCTCGTTTTTGCGGACCTCGATGCAGCGGCGGATGACGTCGACCTTGTCCGCGGCCTGGATCAGCAGCGACCACGGGGTGTGGCGCTGCATGTCCCGGGAGAGGTTCCAGGAGACGGGGTAGGCGTAGCGGCGCGGGTCCTGCTGGCCGGTGTCCGGGCGGACGGGGTTGAGCGGCGCGGGGACCAGCGGGACGCCGGGGCCGAACGCGGCGATGAAGTCGGAGAACTGGCGGGGCAGCGGCTCGGCCATCGCGACCGCCCCGGCCTGGCCGGTTTGCTGCTGCAGCGCGGAGATCTGCGGGGCAAGGCTGGACGTCTGTGCGCCGGATGGCAGCTGGATTCCGCCCGGGAGGGCGGCCTTGGTGACCGGACGATGACCGGCCAGCGGCCGGCGGATCCCACGTGGGCGGGCCACGGGCACTCTCCTCTCGGGTCATGGGGTGAGGGCGCCGAAGAACCGGGCCGCGGCCGAGTCCTGGATCAGCAGCCGGGCCAGCGCCTGCGAGAGGCCGTCGACCTGGTCGTCGTGCTTGCCGACGGGGAAGCTCGCGGCCTCGTCGATCAGCCCCGCCACCCACGGCGCGAGCTCCGGATCGGGCAGGAAGACGTTCCCGGACTCGACATACGGCGACACCGCTGACGTGCGGGCCTCTTTGGACTCGGTCGGGGTGATCGGGATCAGGCCGCCGACGGTGGCGTGCAGCTGGCTGATCACCGCGGCGCCGTTCGCCTTCTCCTCGACGAGCTTCGCGTGCGCTTGGGGCCACTTCGCGCTGAGCGTTTTCAGGGCCTGGCAGGTGGTCGGGAAGTCCATGCGGTCGCGGACCTGGTCGAGGAGGTAGACGTTCGCGCCGCGTAGGCCCCACACCTGGCCGACGACGTAGTCGGTGCCCTTGGTGTCCTTGAACGTCATGTCCCACGACTGGATGAGCTGATCGAAGTCGGCGACGCGCATCGACCCGTCGGGCTGCTCGCGCCACATCGGCGCGCGGTAGAAGCGCCACCACGCGCGCTTGAGCGCGAAACCCTCGGACGGGGCCGGACGCCCCTGGTAGAGGGCGTTCCAGGTCCGCGGCCGGACGTCGTTCTCGATCTGCTTCCAGTCGACGGGCGTGCGTCCGCGCGCGGACTCGAGGTACTCGCCGACGTCGCGGCCGACGGGGTCGTGCTGGCCGGCTTCGGGGCGGTGGTCGGCCTGGGCCGGGATGTTGATTTCGGTCCAGCCGCCGCCGGCGATGAGGCGGCCGGCGAGGTCGTCCTCGTGCCAGCGGGTCATGATCAGCACGACGACGGCGCCGGGGGCGAGGCGGGTGCGGGCGACGTCGGTCCACCAGTCCCACGCGCCTTCGCGGTAGGTCTCGGAGTCGGCCTGTGCGCGGTCCTTGACGGGGTCGTCGATGATCAGGACGTCGACGGGGCGGCCGGTGAGGGCGCCGCCGATGCCGACGGAGTAGACCCCGCCGATGTGGCCCTCGAGTTCCCACTCGTGCGCCGCGCTGGTGTCGCCCTTGACGGTGAGCTCAAGCTCGGGGTGCTCGGCGAGGTCGTTGCGGATCCGCCGTCCCGAGCGACGCGCAAGGCCGAGTTCGTACGACGCGATGGCGATGCGGAGTTCGGGGTTGTGCTTGAGCATCCACGTCGGGAACCGGCGGGCCACCCGTTCGGACTTGCCCTCTTGCGGAGGCATGGACCAGATCAGGCGGGTGATCTCCCCGTCGCGGACCTGCCTGAGCTTCTCGTCGAGCAGCTCGAGCGCCGGCGTCTGGACGGTGCCGGGGTCGAGGGTCTGCGTGAACTGGCCGAGGGTCTGCTCCGGCTCCGGGTTCTCGAGGGCGGCGGCTTCTGCTTCGAGCCGGGCGGCGGCGAGGGTGAGCGCATCCAAGGCTCACCCCCGCCCGTGCTACGCCACCAGCTTGAGGTGGCGGGCGGCCGCGATCTTCGCCGGGCCGCGGTCGGCGGCGGGGACGCCGGCGGCGTCGAGGGCGGCGTCGAGGGCCTTGATGACCATGTCGGCCTGCTTCTCGGCGAGCCGCACCTCGCGCTCGGCCAAGCCTGCGGCGACGGCCTTGGCGGCGAAGCTGGCGCACCGATCGCGCTCGCGCGCCTCGAGGTCGGCCAGGCCGCGAATCTGCTCGCCGGTGGCGTAGACCCCGCCGGTCTTCGAGTCGCCGTAGGTGCTGCCGATGAGGGCGGCGACCCCGCCGGTGCCGAAGATCCGCTTGAGGTCGTCGCGGGCGCGCTGCACCGCGGCCGGCTCCTCGTCGTAGCCCTCGGCGGTCTCGAACAGCTGCTCGGCCTCGTGTGCTGCCTTGAGGCGCTCGGCGGCGTCGTAGGCCTCGGCGAGCAGCCCGGCGTACAGCTCGGCCCGCGCCGCGGACTGCGAGACGAGGCGGAGCAGGACTTCGCCCGGGTCCACCTTGGAGTCTCCGAGACCCCACGCTTCCAACTCGGCCCGGACGGCGGCCTTGCGGGCGACGCGGGGTGCCTTCCCGCCGTGCGAGCCGCACACGGTGCCGCCCTTGATCGGCCACGCCCCGCACGGCTTGCCGAGCTTGTTGTGGCCCCGGCACTTGGGCCTGGTCATCGGAGGTGCCGTGGCGTGAACGCGACGCCGATGGAGGTCGAGCCGTCCGTCGGGATGGGGTCGCAGCACGCCGGGCACGGCACGCCCGCGCCTCCGCAGTGGCAGCCGTTGATGTCGTCGGTGATGCCGCCCCACGGCCGGTCCGGGTGGTCCTCGCAGACGTGGCCGGTGTCGGCGCACGAGCGACACACGACGGGCGCCGTCATCCGAGCATCCCGAGGATCGCGCCGGCCGGGCCGAGGTCGAGGACGGCGGCCGGCTCGTCGGAGGGGACGAGGTCGACGTGCTGGTGGTCTTCGCCGTCGGTGGTGCCGTCGTCGAGGCGCGCGGGGTGGCTGGTGTCGGCGACGACGTGCAGCTGGTCGTTGACGAGTACCTGCTGGCCGGGCTGCAGCGGTGCGTCGAGGTGCGCGGTGACGACCAGCTGGCCGTCGACGTGGGCGCGGACTTGGGCCTTGGGGGTGCCGGGGAGGACGGACATGTTGGCGGTGAGGTTGGCGTCGACGTCGCTGTAGGTGTGGACGGTGAGGCAGCTCCACGAGCCGTCTTCGCTGCCCTCGACGTTGCGCAGGACGTGCCGGTGGGCGGGGTCGAGGCCGGTGACCTGGACTTCGTGGCCGATCCACTCGGCGAAGCTGGTCGGCTCGAAGGTGCCTTGCTTGGCGGTGAGCCGGACGGTCGTCTCGATCACAGGATCCCCCGGGGCGGCTCGTGGCCGGCGTCCTTGAGGATCTCGGCGGGGGTCTTGACGGACCCGCCGAGATCCGGGTCGGCCTTGAAGACCGTCGCGACGGCCGCGCGGACGGCGCAGTCCTTGGCCTCGACGAGCTTGCGGAGCCCGGCGGACACCTCGGGGCTGTCGTCGGGCAGCAGGCCGAGCAGCGTCTCGGCGAGTTCGCCGAACGGGCGGGAGACCTCGCGCAGCTGCGGGGGGAGGTGGTTGTAGGCGAACAGCGTCTCGAAGTGGCGGACGCTGGCGTGGCGGTTGGACCAGACGGACATGGTGGGGCGCTCCTCCCGTGGGCATGAGAAAACCCCGGGAGCTGGGCTCACCGGGGTTTCGTCAGTGAAGACAGTTCACCAACGTGATCAAAGCTACCTTCGCTGCTGGTCGGGCGTCAACGTGGGTCTCAAGGTGGGCAGCGGGCCAACCGTGGGGGCGTGGATCCAGGCCTCGACTTCGGCACGGTGTTCTGGGGTGTAGGGGTCGGGGACGCGGGTGACGTCGTAGTCGTCGGGTTGCATCGAGTTGCGGAGGTACCAGTCCTTCTCGGCCTCGGTGTGGGCGTAGTAGGGCTTGGGGTTGGTGGCCATGGTTTCCCAGCCTTTGACGGCGATCTGCCAGCCGAGGTGCACACCGTCTTCGCTCATGTGTTCGAAGGTAGGTCGGGGGGTTTGAGGGCGTCAAGGCGTGACTTCATCATGACTTGTCAGATTCTTTTTTAGAAACTAGGCTTCTCGCATGGCAATCGAGACGGTCACCGGACAGCCCACCTGCAAGCGCTGCGGGCGCACCCTCCGCGCCGCCGACTCGATCGCCCGCAGCTACGGCCGCACCTGCCTCCGCAAGCACCGCCAGGAGCAGGCCGCCCGGCTGATCCTCGCCACCTACACCGAGACCCAGGTCGCCAAGGTCATCGAGCTGCTCACCGACGGCGGCGTGCAGCGCGTCGACCGCACCACCTACCTGGCCGTCGCCTCCAACGGCGTCGACCGCTACGAGGTCAGCACCGCGCACGCCTCGTGCACCTGCCGCGCCGGACAGCACGGCCGCCCCTGCTACCACCTCGCCGCCGCCCAGCTCTCCGCCGCCTGACCATCCACAAAGGAGACATCGTGTTCGTCAAGGACCTGAACAACAACGTCGGCCGCTTCTGCTCGGTGGACAACACCTCCGGCCGCACCTGGCGCGTCCAGACCGCCGTCGCTGGCGGGCGCTACCTCGTTCGCAATGTGACCACCGGGGTCTGCCGCACGGTCACGCACCGCCAGATGAGCAACCTCTACTGATGAGCGCGCCGGATGCCCGCGACGAGCTGCTCGCCGCGATGTTCGCGGCCTGGGTGCGGGACATCGAGTCCGAGCCGCTCGCCGACATCGAGGCCGCCGCGATGCGCGGTGACCACGCGCCTGGCCACGAATTGGCCAGTTCCTGACCAGAAACCACGAAGGCCCCGCCCGGCGACTATCCGGGCGGGGCCTTCGTGCTGCGCAGGCTACGGCGCCGCGGGCAGGCGCTGCGCGCTGATCACGGTCATGCAGCCGGTGCAGAGGATGCCGCCGGGACCGGCCGGGGCCTCGTCGCACTTCGAGCACATCACGGGGTCGGTGGTGTCGTCCATGCTGGTCATCCTGCCTCACCGAGTAGCCGTCGTCAGTCCGTCGCCAGCTCCGGCGCACCGGGCGACAGCACATGCACGTCGAACGGCAGCAGCTGCCCGCCGTAGAAGTGCACCCACACCGACGCGCCCGCCCGCAGCTTCTCCAGGTCGCCCGGCTCCAGCACGCACCGCGCCGAGATCACCGGCACCCCGCCGAGGGACTCGACGCGCCGCACGCAGACCTCGACCGCGCGGATGTCGCCGGTGAGGTCGTGGCCGGGCGGTGGGCCGATCACGACCCGCTTCGAGCCGGGCAGGATCTCGTCGTCGGGGATCGACGCCGGCCTCACGACGCGGTCCCGAGGAGCCGGCCGCGGTACTTCTCGTAGCTCGCGAGTGCGTCCGCGCGGCGCACCAGCCGGCGCGCGCGGGTCCCGCTGATCTCCCAGCTGTCCATCGACGCCCACCGGTACAGCGTCCCCACCGGCACGCCGAGGTCGGCGGAGAGGTTCGCAT